GCCTTGCTCTAAACATAATATAGGAAGACTTTGGAAAGTTTACGTCAGAAAATACTTGACAAATACGTTAAATCCTGATATAATACTCTTATAGAACACAGAAAGAAAGGTTTTAGAAATTAGTAAAGAAAGTGAAATTGTAGTAATCCGTGGAACTGCCCATTGGGCTAAGGTTCTAGGTTCTCCTCGTTATAATAAGTTCACGGGTGAGAATGAATGGTCAGTTGATGTGACTCCGGATGCAGAAGGTCTGAAGACTCTTAAGAAGCTTGGTATTGCTGATCGCCTTCGTGACCCGAAGGATGGTGATGAGCGTACGGAAAGGTTTATCTCTTTTCGTCATAAGGAACTCAAGAAAGATGGAACTAAGGCCGATCCAATTAGGATTGTTGATAGTGGTAATAGTCCTTGGGGTGATGGGCTCATTGGTAATGGCAGCACAGTTGATGTTAAGTTCGTCGTAAGGGACTACGGTACGGGTCGGAAGAAGGGTGTTTACATTCGAGCCCTTCGCGTTCTTGACTTGGTTCCGTACGTTGCTCAGGAATTCGCCCCGCTTGAAAGCGACGATGAATTCTTCTCCGAGCAAGTCTCAGATGATCTTCGTCTTCCGGACGGACTAGAGCCGGTTGTTGAAGATGATTTGAACGACGATATTCCTTAAGACTTAACAAGAAGTGGGTCTTTTTGGCGGCTTCCTCCCACCCGAACCTAGGTAAAGAAACCGCCACTTATCTTTAAGAAGAGGATTAGAATGTTTAACTTCATTAAGAATTTCATTGCTCCGGATTACACGGATAGTTACACTGTTCAGAAGACTCCGGAAGGCCGTTGGGCTATTTACGACAAGGACGGCCATTCGATTAACGATTACAGTCGTCGTCGGGATGCTATCCGTGGTGCTGAACGTGCGGGTTACAATCTTGTTTAATCGTATCATTGCGAAGATTCGTTCGTTCTTTATTCGTACGTACGATGACATTGTTGCAGACTTCCACAAGGCTGTGTCTGATCTGGAAGCATTTGCCTCTCGTGAGGAAAAGAAGGCAGAAGTGTTTCTTCAGGAACATCTTGACCTTCAGAAGCTTGAGGCTGATGCTCGTGCTGTAGCAGCCAAGGCTCGGAAGACAGCAAGCAATATTGGAAAGCTTCTTGGCTAAAAAGATTGAAACTCTCGTTGAGGATATTTACAATCTTCTAGACGAGAATACAAATCACGAGCCAAGTGAAGAAAATCTCGATTGGATTGCGGAGGCCGTTAAGGAACTCCTCCGTAACCGTCTGTCCCGTCGAGAGCGAGAAGCAGCAACTCTCCGATTTAGTTCCATTGGGAGGCCGGATCGTCAAATCTGGTACGGAGCCCATGCCCCTGAAAAGGCAGAACGTATGCAGCCGAAGACGTATTTCAAGTTTCTGTATGGAGACATGATTGAGTTGCTGCTTCTCTTTCTAGCTAAAGAAAGCGGCCATGAGGTTACTCACGAGCAGTTTGAAGTATCTTGTGACGGTGTTATTGGTCACTGTGATGCTATTATTGATGGTATCACTGTTGATGCCAAGTCAGCCAGTCCCTACTCTTTCAATAAATTCGTAAATGGAAAGTTCTTAGAAGATGACCCATTCGGATATATCGGACAAATTGGGGGGTACAGAAGTGTTCTCGGGACAGAACGAGCAGGATTCCTCGTTGCTAACAAAGTACATGGCGATATTCACTTCGCTGAAGTCCCTGAGACTGCACTCCAAGACGCTTCCCCCTCTGACAGAATTACACACCTTAAAGGCATTCTTTCCAGCGATAGGGAGCCTCCTAGATGTTATCCCGACAAGCCAGAGGGTAAAAGTGGAAACCGAATTCTTGATGTGGCATGCTCGTATTGCCCATTTGCAGAATACTGTTGGAGAGATGCAAATGGCGGTGAAGGCTTGAAAACATACATCTATTCCAAGGGGCCTGTTAAGTTCACTAAGATTGTAAAGGCTCCGCGTGTCGAAGAAGCTTGGTAAGGACGACCCAAAGTTTAAGTCAAAGTTCGAGGAATGGATTTGGTCTGTTGCTAAGAAGTATAAGCACAAGATCGAGTACGAGCCTATTAGACTTTCGTACAGGCTAGAGAAGACTTACATTCCAGACTTCCGCCTGAAGAATGGTATTATCATTGAGGCTAAAGGCCGATTTGATGCTGAGATGCGTAGGAAGATGCTCGCAGTAAAAAGGGCCCATCCTCATCTGGATATACGATTTGTATTCCAGAATGCCAACAACAAGCTGAGTAAGAAAGCGAAGATGCGCTATTGGGAGTGGAGTGAGATGCACAACTTCAAGTGGAGTGAGGGCACCATTCCCCCGGCTTGGTATAAGGAAAAACTAAATATTGAGTAAAATCTTATTTCTAGACATTGAAACAAAACCGATACTTGCGTACACCTGGGGCCTGTTTAATCAAAACATCTCACTAGATCAAATCGTACAGAGTGGTGGTATCCTTTGTGTTGGTGCTAAGTGGCTTGGCAAGAAGGGTTGTGAATTCTATTCTGAGTGGGAGCATGGTCAAGAAGGAATGCTTTCTGCTATTCACAAGATGATGTGTGAGGCAGATGCTGTTGTTACTTATAACGGAGACTCCTTCGACCTTCCTCGTCTTAAGGGTCAGTTTGCGCTAATTAAACTTCCTCCCGTGCCACCCCTAACCAGCATTGATGTTTTGAAGAATGTTCGGAAACTAGGTCTTACAAGTAATAAGTTGGCTTTTGTTGGTCCATTCTTTTCTATTGGCAAGAAAGTCAAGAATGCTGGGTGGCAGCTTTGGATTGACGTTCTAAATGGAAGTGATCGAGCACGATACCAAATGCAACGATACTGCGTTGGTGATGTTCTACTTCTAGAGCGGGTTTATACACGATTGAAGCCATACTTCCACAATCATCCGAACATGGGTAACGGACACAATTGTGGAAGGTGTGGAAGCCACAACACCCAAAGTCGCGGGTGGAGATTGACGCAGCACTACAGAGTACAACGAATTCAGTGCCAATCCTGCGGGAGTTGGGGCGAAGGTCGCAAGGAAAAGATTACTTAAACGTGGATGAAGAAACGAAAAAGCGTATCGAGGATTTCTTCGAGGGATTCGAGTTGGTTGAATTCCTACAGATTTCTGTGACCGAGATTATTGAACGGTTCGAAGAAGAAGTAGAGGAGCATTTAGATGATATCGAAGAACTCATCGGAGTACGAGAGCGAAAAGGATACGAAGAAGAGTGACCGAACCAAGTGTTGCAACAGACCAATCTACACGAGAGACAATTATTGCTTCTGGTGCGGCAGCCCTGATTACACAAATTGGGGGGACTCACTACAAGAAGTTATCCATCCAGCCGGTTGAGTATATTCACGCTAACAGGATTCCGTACTTTGAAGGAAATGTCATCAAGTACGTGACCCGTTGGCGGGATAAGGGTGGCCTTCAGGATTTGGACAAAGCGAAACATTATCTAGACCTTCTAATTGAGTTTGAGACTAACAGTGACAGGAATGAAAGCATTCGGTTGGAAACAGAGACGGGAGCAGAGGCGGCGTAACCACATTGCCAAGGACCTCGCAAGTCCTAAATATCACCAACGAGTAAAGAAGTCAAAGAGGAAAGAGGATTGGCAATTTGAGGAAGACGAGGAATAAGTCACCAATTGAGCAGTGCATCGACTGGAATCGAAATAAGGCGCGTCTAGCCAAAGACCCAAAGGATCGTGCTCGATACGAAGACAACATCAAGAATTTGGAGGCATTTCGTGATGCGAACAAGTAATCTAGTGACTAGGATTTACCACTCCCGCGAAGATCGTATATCGGAAATCCATCCAGAGCAGGCTCGTATTCAGTACGATGGGTATGATGGGAAACGCCTCTCAGACGTACAAAATACATTCGATGAATACTCTGTTCGATTGTGTGATAAGATTGATGATTACCTAGACTCCGAAGATGAAGATGAGTTGGAGTATAATCGGGCTCGACTGATTGAGGATTGGGCGATGGCTCAGGCGGCACTAAGTAAGATTGCTTGGGCAATGAGGTTTGATGGAAATGCTGCGTACGAACGATTGATGAACTCAATCAAGACAGATGCACCAGTAGATATGCGGGGTCTATGAAGATTCTAGTTTGTGGGGGACGTGACTACGATGATTGGGATACACTAGATAGGGTACTTACTACTTGGTATGAGGCTCAAGGGGTTGAGGTGACTCTAATTCATGGTGGTGCGAGGGGAGCAGATCAAATGGCAGGCAACTGGGCACTTGTTAACTCTGTTCCCACAGAGGTTTATTATCCCGCTTGGGATGAATACGGAAGGGCTGCGGGAATTATTCGCAATACTGAAATGTTGGAACAAGGAAAACCAGACTTAGTTTTTGCTTTTCCGGGGGGACGAGGCACTGCTCATATGGTTAAGATTGCCAAACAGGCAGGAATAGAGGTTATTGAAATTAATGGATGATTATTCACGTTTCATTCACGCATCTCGCTATGCCCGCTGGCGGGATGACTTAGGGCGACGAGAGACGTGGGAAGAGACTGTAGTTCGTCTCATCGACTATTACGAGAGAGTTCACAAAGATAAAGATATTTCTCGGAGGCTATTTACATCTATTCGAGACATGGAAGTCATGCCCTCCATGCGGGCAATGATGACCGCCGGACCCGCGCTAGATAGGTGTAACGTGGGTGCGTACAATTGTGCGTATCTTCCTGTGGACAGTCCTCGCAGTTTCGATGAAGCCATGTACATTTTGATGTGTGGCACTGGCGTAGGATTTAGTGTAGAGGATCGTTATGTCTCTCAACTCCCAAGAATTACTGAAGTCTTCGAACCAACTGACACCACTATTGTCGTTGAAGATTCTAAGGAGGGGTGGGCTAAAGCCTTCAGAGAACTCATCACTCTACTTATTGCAGGGCGAATACCACAATGGAATGTGGAAAAGATCCGTCCTGCCGGAAGTCGCCTCAAAACTTTTGGAGGACGCGCGAGCGGACCAGAGCCTCTCGTCAGACTTTTTGAATTTTCAGTTGCACTCTTTCGAAGAGCGGCTGGTCGGAAACTTACTCCGCTGGAAGCGCATGACTTAATGTGCATGGTCGCCGATGTTGTGGTTGTCGGTGGAGTGCGCAGAAGTGCTATGATTTCTCTGTCTGATCTAGGCAGTGAGGCAATGGCTACGGCTAAGTCTGGAACTTGGTGGGAAGGTCACGTACACAGGCAGTTGGCTAATAACTCTGCGGTGTATAACGGCAGGCCTGAAGTTGGTGAGTTTCTAAAAGAATGGAAAAGTTTGTATGACAGTAAGTCCGGAGAGCGAGGAATCTTTAATCGGGACGCTTCTCGCCGCATCGTTGAAAGACTTGGGAAGCGCGATCCGAACCATGAATTCGGCACTAACCCGTGTTCAGAGATCATCCTCCGGCCTTTCCAGTTCTGTAACCTTACAGAAGTCGTTGTCAGACCTACAGATGACCTTAGCAGCCTTGAGCGGAAAGTTCGCCTCGCTGCAATTCTCGGTACGATCCAGTCAACCTTCACGAACTTCAAATACCTTCGGAAAATCTGGCAAAAGAATACAGAAGAAGAGCGACTCCTCGGAGTAAGTCTAACAGGAATAGCTGATAATGAATGGTTATTTAACAACCACCTATACGCCGAACAAGAAGATGTTCTCAACCATCTTCGGCAAGTTGCTAACGATACTAACAGTGAGTGGGCAGATCGTCTTGGGATACCTCGCAGCGCTGCCATTACTTGCGTTAAGCCTAGTGGAACTGTTAGCCAACTTGTTAATTCTGCTTCTGGCATTCATCCTCGTTGGGCACCGTATTATCTCCGTACGGTACGTAATGATGTTAAGGACCCAATATCGACCTTTCTCATTGAAAGCGGAGTCCCTTATGAACCGGATCGGAGAAATCCTTCCGCTTATGTTTTCTACTTCCCTCAGAAATCACCTGTACAATCGGTTAACCGTTCTGACATCAAGGCTGTAGATTTCTTAGAGGTTTGGAAAAATTTTCAGGAGAACTGGTGTGAACACAAGCCATCGGTTACGATCTCTGTGGCTGAGGACGAATGGCTACCTGTCGCAGATTGGTGCTACAGAAATTTCGACCTTCTCTCTGGGGTATCTTTTCTGCCTTTCGATCCTACGGAGTATCCGCAAGCACCGTACCAAACGTTGACTGAAGAAGAGTACAACGAATGGCTAAAGAAAATGCCGGATCAAATTGATTGGACCCGGCTCAGTGAATACGAGAAAGAGGATAACACAACTGGAAGTTTCGAACTAGCGTGTTCAGCGGGATTGTGCGAGATTTAAGGAGTAATCAACAATAGAACAACATAACGAATTTGTGAGATTTAGGGAACTAGAAACTAATCTCCTGTACGATGCTAAAATGATGAGCAACGGGGTCATCTGTCGTCAGTGCCCCCCTAGAGAAATGAACATCTTCTTTCTAGACTTTGAAGAGTTCGCAGATAGGTTTGAGGTCAGTAATGTCCAGTTTGATTAATGCTGACGGTACTCCGATGCAGCGAGAGATCACTCGTCGGCGTCAGACAGCACAAATGAAAAAGACAACCCCAAAGGGAGACGTACTGTTTCGATTAACAGTTGATCTTCCAAAGGAGTTGTCTGTAGATGATTTCAACCGATTGATGGTTGAATATTTCGGTATTGGCTACGAGTCTTTCAAAGCCAAACTGCGTTAACGCTTACACATCATGCCATCGGAAAGTTGGAATAGTAGGCTAGTCCTGTTGTCACCAGCGTTCACGATGGCATGAGCGTATCCGAACATATCAACAACTGGACCGCCTGACATGCCGGGAGCAATCGCCCCGTTAAACTTCCACATGTTCTGCCAAACTACATAACTACCATCTTCATTGTAAATCTTACTATCCTTAACCGGCTTAACTGCAATCACAGTATTCTCCCTTAGAATAGGCCGGGACTGCCAGTATGGGGACACCCCATATGCAAAGTACGGTTGGTTCTTCTTAAATGGTTCACAAGAAATTTTGATGTATGGAATGTCGGTAGGAAGTTTAGGCCCTGTGGCAAGAGCAATGTCATGTTTCCTGTCTTGCTTGTACATAATTAGGGGGCTTCCGCTTTCTGCATCGAAGCAGTTGCTCTGCCCATCTAAGACGTGATTAGCAGTCAATAGCATCTTGTCTCCGATAAGGAAACCAGAAGCCACTTGATTGTCACACACAATAAATCGTACGGCGGAAAGATTTAGTGTAGGATTAGCATTCGGAGGAACCTGTGCTTGGGCCAACGGAGCGGGTTGAATAATAAGGGCAAGCCCAAGCAAAGTTCTTACGATCATCCTTTTAACTTCAAACCTTTCTGTAGTTTTTCATTTACTTTAATCAAACACTCTCCCCGAGTAACTAACCCGTCTTTGTTAACGTCTAGTCCGGCGTTCTGACGGAAGGTTGTCGGGGTTTTCTTTCGGTCGAAGAGAACAAATCTATCATCATTCCCAACCGCAGCGGGCCACAAGATAGTCATGTAAACATCACCAAGATTATGAAGCTTTCCAGCCCAAGGTTTGAAGTAAAAATAAACGTACTTCAGTTGGTCTTCAGGAGACATTTTAGCGAGCAATTCAACCGTAGTTCCTAATCCAATTGCCGTCTTTGGCATAAACTGGATAAGTCCTGTAGCGCCGCTTCCAGCGGCATTTTTAATATCTGATCTAAACGTTTCTGCACTCTCCCATGCCATACAGGCCATGAGATCATCAGCAGAACATCCCAAACTATCTGCAATCCAAACAACCCTGTCTTTAAATGTGGAGGAAACCTTTGCGCCCCAAGCTATTTGAGTATTATCGCCCTGATCTTGAGACTCGGGAGATGTTTGAGCGTCGGATTGAGAACTCGGTGTTTGGAGTTCTCGGACTTCTCTCTCTAGTTGGACTAACCATTGTCGTATTGCATTGATTGAATCTAGAAGGGCCACAAGCCACCTAGCGGTTTCTTCTTCTTAACAACAACAGGAGCCGCCTCCTGCACCACGGGTGTCTTAATAACTACACCCTGAGTATCCACGCCCTTGATCTTCTCTAGTGTACGCATACCACCACCAAGACCAAGGATGCCGAGAAGAATTGTCTCAAGGAAAGAAACATCTGGCATACCAAGGTGGAACATTGGCGCTAGGATAACAGAATAAAGAACTCCAAGGACGCAGCCCCAACCGAGGGCCGGACGCCAACCAGCAACAAATACGTTAGGATTGGCTGCTTCAATCTTATTAATATCAATCTGGCCCATGCTTTCATCGTGAGCACGAGAAGCTTCTCCATCAGCCAACTGAGCCAACTTCAACTGAAGGTCCATCTTAGCCTGTGGATCAGGAATCGCCTTGTCGATGATACCACCAACAATCGGAATAATGTCTAACAGACCCATAGTTTACTTTCCCTTTGCTTCGTGAATGGCATCTCGAACCCGACTATAGTGTACGCGATTATCAAGATAGACAATCTTGAACAATTCATCAGGATCGTAGATACCTTTCTTCATCAGGTTTTTTACCTGACTGACTAAATTAATAGCGGACATATCCGTACCTCTTAAGATTCTCCGGGGAGATTGAACTGGCGGCTGCCATCGTACTTGACACATAATCAGAGGTAGTCATGTTTCCATCAGTTCTTCCTTCTTTGATAGCCTTAGCCAAAGGAACTCCTGAGTGGTACATGGACAAAGCATCCTGCCAGTTGCCAGTTTTCTTATAGTTATCTGAAAGAATACGAAGGGCCAGATCAACATTCTGTTCCGGCGTCATTGTCTTAACGTCCATCCCGTACAAAGCAGCCGTGGCTGGCATAATTTGGCCCGGCCCCGTAGCTCCCTTTGAACTTGTTGCGGGGTTCTTACCGCCACTAGATTCTGTATGGAACAGTGAAGCAGCAATCGCTGGGGGAACATTATATTTCTCAGCCGAGGTTGCGATAGCCGGAGCTAGGGGGCTTGGGCCGATATTTCCTGCCTTAACTACTGCCGCACCAGGACCCGAACCAAACTGAAGATGATTAACGTAGTCAAGGATGTGGCTTACGGTATCCTCAACATTCTGTTCAGGAGTCTTACCATTCTTACTCTTAGAAGTTGCTTGAGTCATAGATGCTGGCATATCACCAGTTGAGTAGAAGCGGCGAGCCTCTTGATACGTAGTTCCCTTCGGGAGTGTGGCACTCCATCCGTGAGCCGCAGCACTAGAGAGATTGTTAAGTGAGTTGTTCAAAGCAGCAACCTGACGTAGAGCCGCTGAGGTAGGAGAGGGTTTATACCTATCCCCTACTCCGGACAACTGAGCAACTGTAGGATCGACGCCAGCAGGAATAGCACGAGAATTAGGACCAACCTTCATCTGACCATTCCACTTCAACGACCACTGTAACGTGTGACTATCGAACTGTGGTTTGTAATAAGAGTCACCGCTATCAGAACGGGCAAGCGCTTGATAAGAACGAACTAGCGCAGGCATGTAACTTTGTATTGCATCCGTACGCTCTACTCTATTCTGAGTGGTCTGTAGTAGTGCCCGGTTAACACCACGACTAGTCAACTGTTCAGTCTGATTGAGAATATTGTTAAATCCCCAACCAACGTTAACATCGGCAGCAATCCCTGAGGTAATCTTAATCGAATTAACCAAGGCTCTGTGAGCGTCTTGGTCCGTACCGTTAGTCGCAGGGATATTCTTAGAAAGATTAACCATTGATTCTAGATACTGCGGGGCCTTCTTCCGAAGTTCATTAGGATCAAGACTCTGTACGTCCTTATCGCCCTGTAGCGTCTGTAGAAGCGAGGCTACACTTAGAACATCAGTGTCGCTTCCAGAGTTAACAGCCCTCTGCATCTCTTCGGTCAACTGTTTAGCCAGAGGCCCTCCCGCTTGGAGAGAAGGAAGGAACAGCGTACCGAGTGTCTGAGGACCAACAATCTTCTGTAGTTTGTAGAGAGTCGGAGCCGCCTTAGCGAAGTCGATACCAGACTTAGCAGCAAGCTCCTTCATCATACGGGTGTTGGTTTCAACAATCGACTGAGGACCAGTCAGCATGCCAGTAAGAGATTCAATCTGATCGTTGAACATCTTATCAAGAGCAGTACGATCATCCGGCGTTAGTCGGAAAGCATACGGAGCAACCGTCTGAGCATACTGCTGCTTAAGACCGGGAATAACTGTGGAGAGCAACTTAGACTGAAGGGCTTCTGCACGAGCGGGGTCATTGGCAAGCGCAGGATCAGTCAACTGGTTCATCAACGCCAAATTAGCCATTGAGAATCCCTTAGTCAGAGCGTTGCTCAAACTCTGGGCAAGATCAGAACTAACTTGAGTTTGAAGACCTTTAGCTTGTTCAGTTCCGGCCTGAACATTTTTCAGCATTAGATCAGCTTGCTTGCTCTTTGCTTCAAGTTCTGTATTAGCGAGTTCCCAAGAAGCAACCTGAGCGCGAATAATGGCCTGCTCGGGAGGGGTTCGCTGGTAATAGTCAGGGAAGCCATACTCAGTTACGGCCTTCTTCTCAAGAGTGTGAATAGCATCTCGCTCTGCCTTCTGATTATCTTCTAAGGCAGTCTCAGCGTTAGCATACTGCTGAGTGAGCATATTCTGTACGCCAAGTTCTCGGGCCGCAGTAGCAATAACCGCTTCATGTCCGGGGAACTGCGCCATCAACTGACGAATAGCAGCAACGTTTCTAGCCTGAACCATTGAAGGATCAATAGCCCCTTGCTGACCCGCAGTCTGGTTATTAAGCATCTGAGGGGCGGCTGCCTTAGTAGCAGCCACAGCAGCATTGTGGTTAGGGTCGCTAGTCTCAGTCTGTGTGACTAAAGCAGGAGCCGGAGAGGCTTGTTCCTGCGGTCCGTTAATAGAATAAAAAGTTTTAGCCGTTGCATTCTGAGCAGCAAGATCGCCTGCCTTCTGCTTGTTTACCTTTCTGCGATCCAACGCGGAGATTACATTATCGGCCACTCCAATAGCATTGGAGCCAAAATCAGCGAGGCTTTCCCAGATAGACGGAGCCGGAGGAGCAGGGGCGATGTACCTCTGCTGGCTATCAATTTCAGTTGGGAGTCGTGCGGAAAGATCGGCCATATTTACTGTTGATTAACCTCTTCGGGAATTTGATTTACGTCTGTATTCATATCTTCAGATGCTTGTGTTACTGCGTTAATTGCTTCATCCTGACTTTGCATCGACTGACGGATACGGAGAAGCTTGCTGTAGTCAGACGGATCACGGCTAACGTGAGCCTGTTTCATCACTTCCGTCCTCTGGTCAGGAGGAAGCATGTTGACAAACTGACTTACAATCCTAGAGTTCTCATCGAACTTATCCGGTTCTCTAGCTGCTTCGACCCAAAGACGATTAACGAAGTTGGCTGAATCGAGAATCATTTGCTTCTGATCCTTCTTCCAAGCAGCAATCGCTGACCTATCTCGAAGTTCACCGGGGGCAAAGCCAAGAGCAATGAAAGCAGCGTCAGCAGGCGGTAGATCGGAAATCAAAGTGTTTCCCTTTTGGGATTCGAAGATTCCGTACCTGTTAGCCGCCCAAGCCCTAAACATCACGTTATTAACAGTAGAAATCTGACGGAACATTGCCTCCCAGTCGTGACGAGTCATCTCTTGGGCAGGAATACCACCAGTCTCAGCAGCCGCCCAGTGCTGTACGAGTGAGAAGGCAGAACCTAACGCCTCTCCCATAATAGAGTATGTAGCGCCGCCCGCCATATCGAGCGGAGTAACCTTATCGCTATACTCGGAAATCCCCATCAACTTTTCAGCAGTCTGCTGGAAGAAATCTCCCGTACCAAGTCTCTGACCGGCCTGAACATCGGCACCAGTAGTAAGGCGAATTAATTCATCCACCATGCCTCGTTGTAGGATGGCTTGGGCTCTCTCAAAACCAGTTACAGGACCACGGGTATCATCAGCATGAGCAGTAAGACGAGGAGCGCCGCCCATCACTTGATTATGGTAGTCCATCATCCATCCAGCAACCGAGCCATAAATCGGAACACCTACAGCACCGGCCATGAACAACTGAGAAAGAAGAAGACGAATCTTCTGTGAACGGGTGAACTGTCGTCCATACAGAGCCTCAGCCATACGCCAGTTATAAGCCCAGAACTGAGTGGGAATGGAAAGCAAGCCCTTCTGCCAAGCAGCAGCAGACGTACTACTCATGTTAAAGGCATAATTCTCAGCCCGCGCCCGGAAGAACTCGTTGAACTCGAAGTTCTTTAGGTCTGCAATGCCAAACTTCTTGACTGCCTCATCATAGGCGATTCTCGCAGCAACGAGACGGTTGGCATCTTCAGCCGCATTAAAGAATACTCTGCCAGCAGTACGAAGTGCGCTAACCTTGTCCATAAAGGCGTACGCAGCGGCAGGATGAGCAGTATTGATTAGAAGGTGACTGTCACCGAAAGAAAGAAAGCCACCTTTATTCAAGAACCGCATGTAATTCTTGAACTCTTGCTCAGAGCCAAAGCCCATTAACTTGTCGAATCCACGTTTCGCTAGAAGGTCAAGGACATTTTCTGAGTAGCCTCCAATTCTCCAAGCAAGATAAGCAGGAATGCTGAACATTCCCTTCATACCCATACGAGGACTCATAGCGAGTGCCGAGAAAGCTGTACTCGTCTGAATGAAGAACTGACCAACGTTGAAAAGACCAAGTTTCATATCGAAAGCAGCCGAACGCAGGGCCATTACAGGGTTCTTCTCAATCATGTGGAGGGGGACCTTCGAGAGTGCTTTGCGGAAGGCATTATCACTATCACCGATGATCCACTCATGGAGACGACGAAGGGCATTTTCTTTTTCCAAGTCGAACTGACCACGGAAGTTCAAGATGCGCTTAATTGCTTCTCGCTGACCGAGAATCTGGTGCCGCATTTCTGTACCCACAGCTCTAGTCGGGCTAGCATTGTTAAAGATTTCAGCCGGAGTAGCATTAGCCGAGTGGTCTAGGAATTGCTTGTACGTATTGACCCAACGGTGAATACTTGAAGTCTTGAAATCATCAAATGAAGACAGACGAGCTACGTTGGCAAGAGCTTGGTTCTGCATCTTGAACGGATCAATCGTTGGGGCAAGATCGCCATTTACATTCTTAAGAGCATCGCCTTTCTTGCTGTAATACAGTTGACCATTGGTTCTGTAGAAACCATTAGCACCGGATTCTGCATCATCCGCGAACTTACTTCCGGACTTAGCATACAACGTAGGAAGTTCCCGATCATAAAGAGCCTCAAATGGATGATCGGTATTCCACGTACCGTCTTGGACTCCTTTGAGGAAATCTTCGCCAGAGGGCAAGCCACGCTGACCACGAAAGACATTCTGATCTAGATATGCAGCATCGGCCCCATCTCGCACAGCAAGACGAGCATCTTCCATTACATTTGCCCAGCGAGCTGCTTCAGCCTTCGTACCAGCGGTAACGAACACTCCGGGCTTATCAAGAATCTTACTGCCGTTCGGCTGCGTAATCTCTACGCCTTGCTTAACAAAATACTTATCAGAATAGATGCGGTGGCCTCCTTCATCGTACGGAAGCACGAATTCAGGAAGCTGATTAATCTCAATATCACCCTTCTTAACCAAGAATTTCCGGGCTTTTGTGCCGTCCTTAAGGTCAACAAGGTTTTCAGTAGTGACTAGATAATAGCCCTGACCCTCTAGTTCCTTCATACGGGTCTCAGAGAGTTCTCCGGGTTTGTAAGTAACACCAGTGCTAGTATCAAGAACGTCTTCATTCACGGGCTTAAGATCGTGTTCGACAATGCCAAGATCATCGTACGTCTTACCCATTACATCGAAGCGGGTCTTCTCAACACCACGAGTTGCAAGATCAGCGAGAGAGTTAGCGTTCCTCATTACATAGTCAATGTCATTAGCCGTTTGGAAATTCCAGTATGCGGCTTTCACATTGTCATTGGGGAGTTTGCCAGTTACTCGCTGCCAAACAGTATCAAGTTCGTTCGGGCTAAGCCAGCGGCGCTCATTAACGCCCTTCTGGATTACTTCACGGAGATAGGCGCGATCATTTGGGCCGAGTTTAGTAACGGACTTGTTAAGGCCCTTAATCTCTCGGAGCCACTGCTGCTGGATTTGCCCAGAGGCAGTTCCCTTGGCAGCAACCCGGAAGTCAGAGGTAGCGAAGGGTGTACCAAACCAGCGAGCCATGAAGTGTTGATTAGGTGGGTTGAGGTCGTTAGTCCAGAAGCCTGTCTCACGGACATACTGCTTCACACGAGGGAAGAACTGGCCTGAAGTGTCCTGAATAACATTACTTGGGTCAGCACCATAGCCATTATTACGAAGCCAATTCAGAGCATCGTCTTCAGTTGCTTTTGGAACATTAAGAGTAGCAGTAACTTCAGTTACAGTTTGACCATTAGCCAATCGAATATCGTGGGATTCAGAATCTAGAAGATTACTGTTAGTCCGTGCCTTAATCGTATCCAGCGTATCATTAATAGCAACTTGCTTCTCTTCTGGATTGAACCAACGAGAAGGAGAAGTCATGTTCTCAAACATCGGAGACTTGAGAACTTCCTGAGCATACGCAACTCTGTCGCCAATCTCTCCGGCGTGAGATACGTACTCAAACGGCTTAGGCGTGAAACCTGTGTTAACCGCTGCCGTACCAGTCATCAATGAAGACTTGGTAGTCTTAGCCGGAACACTCGGCAGTTCAGGAACGTGCAGAGGGTTGATGCTCTTAGGAAGACTTTCTTGTAAGAGAGCGTCAGGGACGATAGCCGTCTTCTCAGTCATCGACCGAGCACCGTTGGTGATAGCTTCATCCCAAGCATTAGTAACTAGGTTAGTAGCAGCCTTACGAGCACCCAGACCAGTTAGGAGTTGTGGAGCATGGGCAAGACCTGAGCCAACCCCCTTGAACATCGTACCCATGAGAGCGATGTTAAGGAGAGACATGGCATCATCAGTACGAGCTGAAGCCTTAGAAACATCTCCTTGGAAATCACTAAGCAAGCGGAGGGTAGTTCCGGGGTCATTGGCAACCCAAAAATAACTACCATTATTCTTGATGTGGTCTAAAAGCTTGGGGAGATACGCAGCCTGCTGTGGAGCGGACATATTATGCCAAGCACGAACCTCAGCCTGCATGGTCGAGCCGGGGAAGAGATAGTCAAACCAACCAGGCTTATACCCGCCCGTTCCTTCATCAACTAGTCCAACCTTTTCTCGGTTGCTTTTGAACAGAAGAAGTTCTTCAGGAATGGAAGCGATGCCAGTTAGAACCTTATGGAGAACACTTTCCTGATCGTTGTCGAACCCTGCCTTCTCGATAGCATTAGCAATGATAAGGTCCTTCGTGTAGAAGTCCTTAATCGCCCCATACTCAGAAGATTTAGCCGGGTCTAGGCGGTTAATAGCGACCTGAGCACCTACGGTATCTCCCGAGGCAATCAAGTCGTGGATATTACGTACGGCAGCCTCTTCAAGTGAAGAAGCAGACAGATCGTTGATATTATTAGCCCTATCAGCCGCAGTAGTCTGCTGAAACTGGTGGACAAGTTCCGGAGTGAATATCTGACCAGTGCCGGGAATTTCAGTTCCAACCTGAGCCTGAAGGCCACGAAGTTGATCCTGTGTGCCGTCAATAACTGATTGAAGGCGTACAGACTGTTCCTGCCCACGAGAGATGATCTCATTGGCCTGCTGCATCGCACCTTCTAGTGCCTGTCCCATGTCCTGTCGAATTTGCTCGTTCTGCTTATCAAGCAAAGCAAGAGCCATTGTTGCCGTACGAGATGGAGTAGGAACATTATCGTTAGGCTGTGTATCAGTTACGGCAGCGATTTCACCGAAAGGATTTCCGGTGTTCTGAGTGAACGGAGACGACTGAACATTTGGATCAGCCGGAGGCGCTTGGACAATAGAGTTGGGATCAGTTGCCATAATTAGATAAACTTAGTCCCGAAGTTAGCCACCTTAAATCCAAAGTTCTCAATTGCTCCCCACATATTAGCCTGGCTCTGATATTTCTGAGCAGTTGCCATTTTCTGTTCTGCCAAGTCTGTCATATTGTTGTAACCATCAAGGAATGAAACATTACTCATCATCTGGCTGATGACTGAGGCCTGACCGCCTTGTGCAGCCGAAGACGAAGAGACCCCTTGGTTCTCAGCCGTCTGCTGGACAGAGGCGAGAGCCTGACGGCCCGTACGAATAGCGTCCATTCGCTGCCGCATACCCTGAAGCTGCGTAGCCTGCCGCTGGATTGCATTGGCATCCTGTTGAGCCTTGGCAGCTTTCTTGGTAGCGCTGGCTTGCTCCATCATGCCTACACCGGCTACACCGACTCCGACAGCTACAGCTCCAATTGCAACAGCCATTGGCATTTAAAAAGTAATCCTCATTTCAGTTAGGTTCTGTTCCCGCCCATCAACATATTTGATGATCTTTTCGTAGCCTGTCTTTGAGAAACCAAAAGATTCAGCAAACTTAATCTCATTTTCCATGTGAGGCGGAATCCAAGTATCTAGATGATGCCAGCCCTTTTCGCTTAAAACATAAAGGAGGCTAGCAAAAATATCTCGAAGGTGTTTTATTCTAGCAAGATCAATTGGAATTTCATTATCAATGTGAAATGACAATTCTCCACAAATATCAATCAGATAAAGACGAAGACCGTCTTCTTCGTACACGAGATTACGGAATGGGGTTCCCTGAGACGGCGATTGACCATCCAACGAGGTCGAAGTTTTTTCCGACTGCACTGGTTCCGAATCTAAATTGGATTGCTTTTCCATTTCCTCTAACCTTATTCTTAGTGACCACCATGCTGAAGCCGGTGTCTGCCGTATCGAAGAGAGTCCTTCCTTGGCGGTAAAGTTGAACAGGAGTTGTCCACTTATTACTGCCTTGACTACTAGCCCACTCCCACTTAACTGTTAGTTGACAGTCAGAGGGGTAGTTTGGCTCTCCATCAATGATTTCTGTTTCGGTCCTAGTGAGATAAGCGAACAAATATGTAATGTTCTTCTTTCTCATGGCATCTTCAAAGAGTTCGTAACCAGCTTCCATGTAAGAATCATATCCGACGCCTACATTATCAATCGTGTACCAGTCAGCAAACTGACCACTTCGAGCCTGAGAAACTCTGAGGTTCGTGCCGCTGGTAGTTACGTACTCAATCTGAGAGGGCTCAATATCTGTCGGAATCGTATAAGTGTTGTTACGATTACCAAGATAAATCCCCTTGATCTTGTATGCACTTGCTGAGAACTTCCAAGGATAGAAAGCTCCAAGAGCAAGATCAAGAATTAGGACTTTATCATAATTAGTTGCCGTAGCATCTTCTCGATATAGCCAATAGATACAATTGCTCTTGGGATCGAAGACTGCCTTAACATCAACCCGAGATGTGTCGGGAATAGCGTTGTAATAAGACTGAACTGTCTGCTCTGAGATATTAGTCTTAGAGAAAGAAGCAATTGCCGTGTACTGGCCCTTGTCCTGAGTAGCCCCCATGATACCAACATCGGACCACCAGAAAACAGCATCATCAGTTTCAACGACTGACATAGCTGAACGACAGCCAACAGGGGAGACTTTATTAACTGAAATATCAAGTGCAGAGAAGCCAGAAGCCGTACCAGTGATAGCCCACACACCATTCCTAGCAAAAACTAGGATTGAGCCCCCATGTGGAACAAGACGAATAATCTTGTACGCCTCTGGAATAGGAACTACACCGCCATCAGTAGCCAGGGGGTCACTAATGTTCTCAGAGGTTGGATCGGACTCCATGTAGCAAAGACCGGCTTTGCTTTTGTCGGTTAGGATTTGAGAGAAGTAAACAATACTTCCACATCCAAACCAACTTCGGCCTGAGAAGAAAGCAACAGAGGCAGGACGATCATTTGTAACTACTGCGGGAATTCCAGTAACACCTGAGACAGCCGCTCGGTCTTTATTAAAGGCATTGAGAATATAATGGCCTCTAGGTGCCCGTAGGTTGCCCATGTAGAGCTTTTGGAGAACTTCAGGCATGAAGTCACCAATCTTAAGACCACGAGTGCTGTCGTCGATCTCAGACCGGGCTAGCCACCATTGCTGGTTGTTTCCTGGGTATCTTCCGATACGAGCGTAATATTGATTGATTGGGTCAACGAAAGCCATTAGGGCTCCTGCTCCCAAGTATGTTCAACGCCCGTGTAGGGATTAGTATAGACTGGATCACTTGTTCCCGGCCCGGCAGGGGGAGTATAAGGGTTGGTCGTACCAGTTCCCTCAACGACACCACCAAGACCCGGAGTAACCCAGCCCTGATTTCGGAGATTATACATGTGCTCTTTAGTTAAGGTTGTAGGCTGTTCTTCATTAGCCAGCCCATCATCAACACCATCAAAATCTCGCATCTGTACGATTACCTTTAGTGCGCTGATTGTATCCGTAGTTGCATCATAATCAACTACAACTGGATCAATAAACGGAGAGGCTACGAACAACCAACCTTTACCAGAAGCCATTTGTACTGGCTCTGAAGCCACATCAGCATTGCTAGCAAACGGGGCCTTGAAGGCTGTCAAGTCAACTGTAAAAGACTTCTTCGTGCCGGAGATAGGAACTGCATCGAGATCATAGAAGTGAAGAGTTGAATTAACTTGGACAACTAAGAAGTTTATTCCACTATCATTATCTACACCCTTCCAAGCAAACTCAGAAGTAAACGTACCATCAGTAAGATCGGCAATAGTGGAAGTAACAGAATTTGGTTCAAAGTCAATGCCTAGGCGACGACTGCGACTTCCTTTAACTTTAATTACAGTATTTAATTCATCTGTGGAGGCATTCTCAGGATACGTTAGAGGGCCTGCCTCTGTGATTAGGCCCTTAACAAAACTTTTGTAGAGCTTATTTGCGGCGGCTCTTGGCAATATCTTCTGCCTTCTGCTTCTCAGCGATTTCGATTACAAACTTACGTTTGTTAATGGCTGCCTGATGATCGGCAACGTACGCAGCAATTGCCTTTCTGGCTGCGGACAAGGTAGTAAACAGTTCATCACAAAGAGCGAGCTTATCACCCGGACCCTCTACATCAATTCGATAATAGCCTGTTTCAGTTACCTTGATGCAGAGTTTACGACCACTTACCGTAATCGCGTCTGTTTCGTAATTCTCAGCGTTTCCGCGAGTAATCGACATGACTTAGAACACCTTTCTTTTGTCCAGCAACAGAAACAGGACGACGCTGGGAACGAACCAGTTGTCGCCTAGCGCGATTAGCCTCATTAGAGTTGGCGATTTCTTTTAGATTGATGAAGCAGGCCGACTTGGCCTCAGCCAAAAGATGAGGAAACTCACTTGCTGGGATAGGAGGAATGAAGTTATCAGTCATAGAGAATGACTTGTATTGCGTTGCCCAAGCCAGCGAATTGCTTCCAGTTAGGAAGGTTTCATATGAGGCATCAAAGGCATCAAAGACAATCTCCTGTGTGTCTTCGAAAATGGTGTAATATCGAGGAGCCCTATCGTTAGCAATCGGATAGGTTACAGGAGAAGTAGAAAGTATTTTAACATTGACGCTTGAAGCAGGATCAGTTTGCTCAACAATGTTTCGAATAAAGATTTCAGGATCAAGATAGTCTAGGTCTTTATAAGTAATGTCTGAGGACGTATTCCTGTAATCCCGATACTTCAACCACTTGATGAATTGGACGTTACTAGGAAGAGTTAGAATGTGAGGGGTTGCCGTATTACCGGGGCTCTCAAGATTAATTAGACCTTCGAATGTTCCGAAGTCGTGATCGTTGTAGAGTTCCCTGAAAGTATTCTGAATCTCATCAGCAACCTGTTGCGACTCTACAGTGTCAGCGATACTGTTGACCTCATCGGAGTTCAAAGCCGAGAGGATGTTCTGTGTCATCTGTAGTAAGGTTAACTTTTCCATTTTGCCCTTAAGTTAGGAATGGCCCGAGGGACGAATCCCCCGGACCAAACATAGACGATTTTAATCAATATCGTCGGTAGAAGGACCGTACTTATAGCGGTCGTAAAATCGGATGCCGTACCAAGTTAGAGAAGCAATCACACCCAAAAAGATTAAAATTGGCTGGACTACTGGAATTACTTCATTGATAAAATAAAGTAATACTACTCCGGGGCCAGAGGCATCCATTAAGGATTTGTGCATACTCGCCCCCGTAACTATTACGGCTTGAGCGCAACCTGAGGAACAATGTACTCAATGATGAACTTCAGCTTACCGGCAGTATAAGTGCCAACAGTCGAAGCAGTCACAAACGAGTCCTGAGCGATTGCAAGCGGGCTCGAAAGAGCCGTGCCAGCGTTCACAAGGTTGGTAGCGGAGATGGCCGTGCCGTCAACCTGATATGTACCAAGCGAGTAGCTGGTGCCGCCCGCCGGAGTAACAAGAGTGACAACACGAACCGTCAGCACCGTAGCGCCGTTCGGGAGGAAGGTGTCAAGGCCCTTCTCGAAGCCATCCATCGTGCCATCGTTATTACGATCAGCAGTGAACAGCGTACGAGCAGCGCCAGCGAGGTCAACGTTCAGTTCGGCCTGCTGGACCTCACCAAACTTCTTGACAACACCTAGACGGCCTGCACCAGTTGTGGTATTCTTACGACGACCCTGATCTCGCCCGAAGCGAACCGGAAGGCCATCATTGTTATGATAAATAGCCATACAATCAGTTCCTTTCTAAATTAGACGATGACGTTGGGCGACGAGAGAACCGTGATGAAGTTCTCAGGGCGATAAAGCTTCACGCCGTAACGAGCCGTGGTAACATATTCTTCGCGCTGGAAGTCCTTGTTGAACTCACTGTCAACACGAGGATGCTGCGCCCACGCACCGATGAACGGACGAACATCCGGAGCACAGGAGAAGAAGAGGTTAGCCACCGCATTCGTACCCGAGGCAACGCTGTTAATCGTTTCACCCGCAGCAATCGTGCTGAGGTAGTTCGAAACGTAAACGTCGAAGCCGTAGATATTACGCGAGAAGCGCATACCCGTCGCAACACCGCTCTTGATGATACCATCCCACATCGGGTTGTAGGTAACGTCGAGGGTCTGCGACAGAGTGTTGAAGTGGTACTCGACCGAAGGATCGACAATGGCGCAAAGGTTCGTCTGCGGAATATTCGCTCGCTTGAGAGCAAACAGAGCCTTAGCGAAGTCCTTAAAACCAATCGTCTTGTTCGAGTTCACCGTGTCCGAACCGACCCAACGGTGATCGCCACCATTAATCGTATTCAGCGCATTCGCGGTCTGACCGTTCGGAGTACCCGGCTGGCCCTGATCGAGAATGTCGCCTTCAAGACGGACAGAAATAGCGCGAGCCTGCTTCGGAACGAACGAGGCTTCAAGGCGGGCAGCATACATGCTGTCCTGACGCTCTTTCAAGGTGATGTAAGTCGCCGAGCTGAGGTATTCAGTGATCGAGAACTGGAAGTTACCAGTCGCCAGTGCAGTGTACTGGACGGGAGTATCTTCCGCGTAGTCATTCACATCCATATCGCCCATCGACGGGATGTTTAGAGTAGCGCCAGTGTCCGGCATGCTAATCCAGTCAACGTACGTCTGAGCATTAAGTTCGTCGGTGAGGACATCCTTAAGCTGGTTAGACCATACGTTAGAACGGATCAGAAGCGGAGTAACGCCGGTCGTAAGACCTGCCATATTTACTTAACTCCTAAGTTGGGTTAGTTGAAGAACCCATCGCCCAACTCCATTGCATCCTTCATCAACTGCTGTTGATAAGTAACGCTGTTGTAGAGCTTCGGGTTAGATTTTCGAACCTCTTCATGGAACTTATACGTACGCGGCTTAGGCGCATTTGGGTTAACCATGTTGGGATTCACGTCAGAGCGGGGAGCAGGAGTGGCGGAACTGGTGGGCTTAACGTCCGGATCAATTCCAAGAAGACTGAAGAAAGCCTTCGGGCTGTTGGCAGCAGTTTCCTTCATGTATCTCCCGTCAACACCAAGTTCACGGGCCTTCTGAATAACTGCTTCCGTCGCTGCCTCAACCGAACCAAGACGTTCAACTAGAACATCCTGTACGAGATTGGCATTAGCCTGAAGTCGATCTTGGAGAGTCTTATTCTCAAGCGCCTTCGCAATTCGCGTATCTAGGTCTTCTACCTCGCCATTAGGAGGAGCCGCCGGAGCAGGGTTAGGCGCTCTGGGCTCTTCGATCTGTGCAACAGGTGTTTCCTTACGCTGTTCTGCAAGTTTCTTTAGCTCTTCAGCAATAAACTCGCGGGTGCTCTGTAGGTCAGTCTTAAGTTCATTAATGTGAGAATCTGCATTGGCATATGCCTTAGCGAGTTCCTCAACAGTCTTGTACTTCTTGCCCTCGCCTACGAGCTGTTCAAGGGCGGTATTGTCAGATGGATTGGTCAAACCATCATTGTTAAAAATGTCATTATCTGCCATGTTTGTCACAAGGCTCCTTTTCTAGTTAGGGGTTGGATTGGTCATCCTTCGGTGTGCAAAGCATAGCAATTTGCCGGAGTGCTTTGCGATACCCTAACCAGTGGGCTTGCTTCATTGCCCAGTTAGGGTTTTCGAAGTCAGTGTCACTAACTTCTGAACTCTTTACCATATTATAACATATTTCTGCGAGTCTGTCAAGTACTTTATTGTTATTTTCTAGCAAACCGAGAAAAATCATCTTTTCTGGACCATTTAATCCGGCAGACCACCGGCCATCGTACTTAATACTCATTTACGTTTCTTTGTCCTATTCGTCTTACTGGAATAGACATAATCAGAAGGGTTGCCTCCCGACTTCTTAACTGCTCTTGATTTGGCCCGCTGCGCTGCTGTCATGTTGCCTCGCTTGATCCCCTTTGGGGTTGCAGTCGTTGAGCCCTTCTTCAGATTACCTGATTTCTGTAGGGCTGAAACTGCAATCGCTCTAGCTGCTTGTGGTGACTTACCTTTAGCCTTTAATTGGCTAACAAGCCGTTTGAGAATCTTAGGCTCCGGCATCTGGCGGCGGTGCTCCCTGTCCCGGTGGAATGCCCATCTGTGAGGCAGGAGCCTGAGGAGGGGGTTCCTTGCCATCTGTGGGCTGACTAAATCGACCCTCAGGATCAACGGCCTGCTGTTCACTCTGAAGCATCATCTGGACAGACTGCTTCATCCTTTCAGTCTCAGCCATCTCAAGAAGACGGATGTTGTCGCCGAAGATACCCATACGCTCCCAACCAAGCAGTCGTTCCATAATCTCAGCAATCTTTTTGCCAGAGAGATGGACCTGAACTGCTGGGTCCTGCCCAAGCGCAGAGTTATACAACTGAGTTATATTCTGTACGAGAGTTGCGTACTGAGCAAAGTGCCGAGCACCAAGAGGTCTGATCTTACCATTTGCTGAAATATCTTCCTTGGTGATCGTCTGGAAGATAACAGCTCCGGAAGCATCGTCTAGAACTCGAATTGTATCCTGCTCGTTGAGATTCCTACGAGCCAGTTCGAGCATATCATTCAGCAACGGCTCTAGGAAGATTTCCTCAAAGTAGGAAGTCTTATTGAGGAAGATTCGATTTGCACCATTCTCAAGAACCTGAATCTCGTACGCAGTCTTTTCACCCGGAGTTCTAAAACCCATAGCCTGTTTGGGAGCTCCGGCCATTTCTTCCATCTTGGCCTCGATTTGGGCTACCTGAGTATCGGCAGATAGCATGGTAACATCAGGAGCCATGAAGGCAGCGTCGCCTTCGTCACCTACGTAAATCTCGGCTCCCGGTCCATATTCAAAAGGTTCGCAGAAGCCTTTAATCTTAATAACAGGATGGATAATTAGATCGTACGCATCACTCTTAGCATTCTCAAGGTGGTCGATACGATACTGCATTCCTACGAGGTTCTCAAGAGGACCCATCGCATAAAGATTATCAGGACGGGTACGCCAACCACAGTGACGAATAGTTGGACACCCAAGCCAGCTTTCATCAGAATGATTACGGACAATGAACTTACGATCCACAACAGTAATAAGATGATCTCGGTAAAGAGTCCCTGTTTCATTGTCGTAAATATCTCCGTAGAAATCTAGAACTTCCACATACGAGGATGCGAAATAGTTCCACCAGCTAGTGAAGCCATCAATGTCAAAAGCCTCATTTTTGCTGAAGTCTCCCTCAGCGTAGCCAGACATCTTCCGGCGGGCTTCTTTCATCTTCTCGATGCCTTCACTCAGGTATGCGAGTTCTGGCTTTTCTTCAATTTCCGAAAGAAAGGAACCGATATTTTTGACTGTACGAATGATCTTCGGACTTGCCTCAAAAGACGGTGCAGTTGGGTCGAAGACAATATCGAAGGGAGAGATTCGTTGTAGGGAAGGTCCGATATAGGTCGGGAATTTTTCACCAGTTTTCGGGTCCGTCTTATAATCCGCAATGAATACAGGCATTGCGAAAACATTGCCAAAGTCAATAAAATCATACAAAAGGTCAGAAACGGTCGTTCTAAACTTGGACTGCCGCATCTTATTCTGCATGTAATGTTCGATCATTTCACGCTTCTGCTTGGCTTGGGCGTCTTCATCATCGCCTTCCCAAGTGATAGCATATTCCTGTGGGAATAAGGCTGCCATGTAATTAGCGTGGAGATTGTCTCGAATCTGGCAAAGCTTCGGAATGTGTACGCTATTCTTCCAAGGAAGACTTGCATTTGTCGTTGTTCGTGTGCTTGTTGCAAATACATACTCACGAATCTCACGAACGGTATCTAGCCACTTGTTTCGGTAGCTCTGCCATTCTTGATACTTATTAGCGATCTGTGAAGCGAGGGCGTCCTCGTCTCCAATAATATCGCGTAGTTCTAATGCTTGTGCCAAATTATTCGTCCATACATTTCATCATAAAGGCTTTAGCCCGCTCTAGGGCAACCATCCAGAATACGATGTCTGAATGGCTTCCAAGATATTCTGGAAGACCATCATTCGGAATTCCAATAACAAAAGCCGAGCGGTACTTCCCCATTGCTCTTGCAAGCATGGTATCCGTAGTGAGTGTCAAATCCTCGAAGTAGATGTTGTTGTCCTCTACTGGAGGAAGTGGAAGTTCTAGTTGTTCATTGTTTTCAATCATCCAAACGCTACTCCACCAAATTTGCCGTACACTACGTTGCTTTTGAGTTGCCTGTCTCTACCAACAATTCCCATTGGAGGAATAGCAATACTAACGGCAGCAGCCAGAGCGTCCTTACAGTCATCGTGGGGAGGGTGCTGCATCACAAGCTCATCTTCCAAGGTTTGACAGTGACCTCCTTTAAAATGCCACATAGACATATTATCGTAACGAGGCTCAAGAATAGCGTTGATGCGTTCTTCCTTAGAACCCTGTTGTTTAGTGTGCTTTAGTTCTTCAATGGAAATGTAAAGGCCGTTGGGGCGGAAATACGAATCTCGTAGGTCATTTACGATAGCCTTCTGGAAGGCAGTGACTTCGGCTCCGAGCTTCCTGAATCCCCATTTCGTATGGAGTTCTAAAATGTGCTTGTAATACTCGCTGATCTTATCTGTACGAAACCTATCTACATCTAGGACGTAGATGTTCCGATCTCTGTCAATGCCGACGACAACGATTGCCGTGTAATCGGAGCGATTCCCCGTGCTAGTAGCAAAGTCCACGCTAGCGTAAAGATTGAGTTTATGTCCATTGATGTACCAAGTTCCACCATCACAGGTAAGATGTTTGTTGGAGTAATACTGGAACTTGCTTCGATCAACACCAATACCGTCTCCGCTATTGGGATCATTATAATACTGGGCTCGGAACTGAGTCCTATCAATGTACTTGGCCCGTTTTCTAGCTAGAATCTGAGCACTGAACCCAAATTCCTTACCATCAGAGCGAACTTGGCGAGGCCAGAGAAAGGTTCCAGTTCCATCTCCAACATCCTCTACCTGTCTCTGGAAAGTGGAATAAACGGATTCATAATCAACAACACTCTCCCCGCTTTCATCATACACTTCATTACGCATTTCAAGCATCTGAGCGTATAGGTCCTTCGGGTGGTAACGGGTTCCTACAACCCATTCTTCCATATCCGAGCCTTCAATGGATGAAAGCAGTGAGTACTGACGACTTACAGTTTCTCGTCCTTCTTCTGTGTAGGCGTTTTCAGGCACGACCACATCATCGAGGACCGCAACATCGCAGTGGAGTCCTGTGAGTCCAGTCGTGAGACCCCCTGTAAATACTGTTGGGTCACGAATAGCCTCAGCTTTTCGCTTGGGGTGATCGACTGAAATTTCGCTTTTAGTCCACAGTTCTCTGTCATTTTCATTCTTATTAATCATATCCGGCCAATACCGGCGATAAATCGGGCTCTCTAAAATGTTCTTAATGAAGTGTAGCTGCTTCTGAGCTAAGTTACTCGTAGCTGAGATATAAAGAACTCGTACGTCCGGTTGACGGGTAATTCTCCAAGCAACCTTAAAAGCAATCATCCGAGACTTACCGTGATCCCGAGGAAGAAGTGTTAACTGGTGATTGCTGGTTGCCTGAGATGTTGCCCATCGACACCACTCTTGGTGTACGGAACCGAGAACTTGGTAAGGAGCTACAAGCCGAATAAAGGTTTCTAGATCACTTTCGGCAGCGGCTCGAATTTCATCAATTGTCACTTGGAACCGTTATACAAAGCCGACATAAAGCGGAGCCACCCAGCCCCCTCAGAAGTATTAGAAGAACTCACACGCGCCCCTGCTCCCGCAAGACCCGGCGGAGCGGGAACATCCTGCCACGGGTCTGCCTGACCCTGAACCTTTGCCTGACGGCGACGAATTTGAATTGGCAGCATTTTAACTCCTTGGGTTTACCTTGTGTGCAGATTTCGTACGCGCATAACTTCTATTTTGTCTCTTCGTGCCCATCTTGAAATTACTCATCTTATCAACAAGGGCGTTGCCATTCTTGTGCATCACGTCTTTGCCGTCACCTTTGTGGGCTTTACCGGCTTTAATCATCATACGGCGGGCCTTATTTCGACTTGCTCTTTTCTTTTTCTGAATAGGCTTCGAGTTATACTTTGCCTGAGCCCGTTGACGAGCAGGGGTGTTTTTCTGTGAGTTGGGTCCTGTTGCCAATTATTTATATCCTCTATACGTTGTAAGCCAGCGCCTTCGTCTTGA